AAGCACAAGAGATAAGTCCATCATTCAGAAGACGTTTAATACTTGGTATTGAAGGGGATGTTTATGGTCTTGAGTCTGGATCACGTGTATTTAGAAAATTAGGTCAAGGTCATCGCCAAAGAGATAGAGCTATACAAGCATTGAAAAAGGGAGCTGCGTATCCAACAGTAATTGGAGATGCTATGGGTGTAATGGGTTACTTAGCCAATTACAACAGAAATATAGCGAATGGTATGAGTCCAGAAAAAGCAGCTCAAGCATTCAATGATTACAATGCTACTCAGCAGTCAAGAAGAGGTGCTGATAAGATACCATTACAGAATAGTCAAAATGAACTATCAAGAGCATTTACTATGTTTGGTAGTGTATCTTTCTTGCAGATGAACAAAGTATATTCTTCATCTTTAAATATACAAAGGGCTCTTTTAAGAGGAGAAATGCCAAGCACAAAAGACATAAGAGCATTTGCTTTAAACTTAGGTATTGCTAACGTATTATTTGTACTTACTGCCAATATGTTTAAATATATAGATGGAGATGATGAAGATAAAAAGAAAGTAGAGCAGCAATTAATTGATGCTATGATGGGATTGAACCTTATCTATCAAATACCATTTATAGGATATGCGGCTGAAAGTTTAGTAAAGAAGATAAGAGGAGAGAAGATGTTCTCAACCGAAACTCTTAATCCAATTATGAGTGTTGCTTCTAAAATAGATAAAGAATATAAATCATCAGAAGGAGATGTCGCTAAGTCAATTGTACCAATAATAGAATTGGCATTGGGAGCTCAATTAGATCCTGCAATTGGTCTTGTAAACTTATTTAGTTCTGAAGAAGAAATTCAAGATGATGCTATGTTCGATATTCTTGGTATTGCACCATCTTACCGTCCTGGCAAGCCTGAGCCTCCAAGCCAAAAAGAAATAATGGAGTCAATGAAAAAGTATAATCCAGATTTATACGAAAGTATGTATGGTCCGGGAAGCCCGTATTACGATCAGAAGGAGAGAGCTAAAGAATTAGAAAATAGATTAAAAGGTAAAGTCAAGAAAAAGAAAGAGAAGAGTCCTCTTGGTGAGGGTCCTATGGGTAAGGGTCCTCTTGGCAAGAGCCCCTTCCAAAAGTAATATTTTTACAAGCCTTTAAATCTTTGTGCGTGAACTGCCACATCTCTCCACTATCATTTATTATAATAGTGTAGATTGTGTCAGTTTCATGCCCGTAATCTGTAACTAACCAAACGACTCCCTTACCTTTGGGGGTCATAACCTCTAGTCTGTTTTTAGGCTCAAATATTACCATTTATCTCTATATCTGTATCTCTATCGCAAAGAGAGTTGTATAGTTCTGCATCTGATGACCATGACTCTCCAGTCCACCATTCGAATCCTTTGAATGATGACTTGTATTTTGATGTGGTTTCGTATCCACCCAGTATGTAAATATATTCAGCATTCATCATCTCAGCATATTTGTGCTCATAGTATTGTGATACATTACCAAGAGATAGTTTAGGTTCTTCATAGTCCCAAATGAACTGATATGATACCATTGCTACTTGATGAAATTGCTCATACAGTTTAAATATATTAGCTCCAATACATTCATTTTGATATTCGTAGATAATCACAAACATACCTTCAAAATCTTTTAAAGGTATAGGTCTTATGAATCCCTTTTTAGATAGGTATTTATCGTATATTGGTTGTAGCTTTTTAATATAGTCTTGAGATAAGATTTTTAAACTTGCGTTTACTCTCTTGCTCATCTTTTTAGTGGTATAGGTTGGTTCGTATTTATTTGTTTTAATACGTACTGATCGCAGGTTGTACCAATAATCCCCCCACTCAATCCATCCATTTTGTAATGCATGTAAAAAGTTACCATCGTTTTCAATACCTCTTGGATTTGAATAAATAAAATCTGTTTTCTCTACTTTGCCAAAACCACTTACGTGGTCGAATATCACCTTCATAAAAATTTTATATATTTGAATGCTTTTTGCTTTTCATAATAGCACATTAAATCCGTGTTAATAGAATGGGGGATGTCTTTCCCCCATTTTATTTGTCCATACATCTGAGTTATTTTGCCGTATATGATGCCGTCATCACAGCACCATATTACGACTGGACTCAATCTTTTTTTAACCAACCCAGATAGTGTATGTGCGTTAATTATTAATGGGTACGCCTTGTACATTAAGTTATGAGATATCTCAACTATAGCGTACGCTATTAATGTTTTTTTAGAATCAAATATTTTATATTGATTATTTGATACTGCTTGATATGAACCTTTGAATATTTTTACGAATGTATCTATTGCTTTTTGTTGTTTCTCAGAAATCATCGTTTTCAATAAGTTTGATTATGATTTTTATTTCTTTGATAAGATCCTCAGAGTTTTTTCTAGCGTCCTTAAATTCTCTATCCGTTATTTGCTCATACAAGTCGGTTAGGATGTCATTACACTCTTCAATTATGAAGAGTATTCTTTCGGCTCTATATATTTCTTTGAGTCTCTCTTGGTTCATCTTAGGGGGTATTAGCCCCTCTGTAAACTTCAGTTTTTAAGCCGTGGCTTTCCAATTCTTTAATCCTGTACTCTTGTAATTTTGATAGCTTTCCAGAGGGAGTTTTAACTTCACTAAACAACACATCGCTTCCATATGGTATGGCGATTAAATCAGGTATTCCATTCTTATTAGTCTTGACTAACTTTATGACATAATACCCATTTGATTCTAATTCTTTTATTCTTTTGGATTGGATTTGTTGTTCAGTCATATTCAAATATAATACCCTTTTGTTATATCATTGTCTTATTTACCAAAAACATAATAGTAACAAATGGTATTTCAATGCATAAGAAGTCATCATCTAAAAATGTTTTCCCCCAGCTAAACATGAACCCAAATTGTGGTTCTACGTTGATTAATACTTTCATAACGTTTTTTCTTTAATTTTAACTGTTGATTCTTCAATCATCCATTTCAAATAAACTTCTGCTTTCCTCAAATCTTCAAGATGATTTTTTCTATCGTAACGCCATAAGTATTTCATTACGTTACCTTTCAAATACCCCATAAACTGAGACTGTGACATGCTGGCTTTTATGCATTCTATGCATTCAACTTCACCTTCATAGTGGCTTGGCTTGTTAATCTTGTCTTCCATATACTAATATTAAATTAAATTTGATTTCGTGTGTTGATGTACTAACATATACTAAATTGCTAGTCATTGATAATGTATGAGTTAAGAACATATTTTTAATTTCGTATTATATCAAAGATAGTAAGTCTTTTTTAAAGTGATTTACGGTGTAGTCTTTTTTCTGCTTTACAGCCTTATATATTTGATGCTCTATCCCTTTCTCTAAGAACAACCAAAATACTTTATTGTACGCTCTATCTTTTGTTGTCATTCTATCTCTTGACTGCCAATAACTTGTTGCACTGAAGTCAATGTTATAGTATACTATGTAGTCAGCATTCTTTAAGGATATACCCTCACGACCACTAACAATCTGTAAGGCTATGACCTGACATCCAGTGTCTTCGAAGACACTCAATTCAGTGGTCATCTCATCCTTAGTGAATACTTGCTTAAGTGCGTTGAGTTCTTCTTTGAACTTATAAAAGATACCTATTCGTTTATCTTTAAATAATTTTTTTATGTATTCAGCTTTCTGAGTATTCAATACCATTGAGTTGCCAGACTCAAACTTTACCGTGCCGGAGCAAATCTGATGAATCTTAGACATCAGCTTTGTTGGTGTATCTGCAAGTATCACCTCTTGCTTACCTTGCACCACTAAATCTTTCTTTAATCTTTTGATCAGGTCAGATATGTTTTGTGGCATAGGTATGGTTAGTATCTGCTCTTCTACCTCCGTGACAAATCCTGCTTCTTTTTGTGACAAAGAAATCATGTAAGGCTGCATGACATCTAATATCTTTTGCTTACCATCGCTATAATCATTTACCATCAAGCTGTTTATTTTTTTCTGCTTGATATTCACATAGTCTTTAGCGAACTTATAAAAACTCTCGTACTGAGCGAATGGGCTTCTTGGTAATCCATAAAGCTGATGATACATTTGAGAGTATGACTCTGGAGTTGGTGTTCCTGATAGGAATATAACTTTAGCTTTACTTGCTCTGATCAAGTCTTTTATTTGCTTGGCACGATTACTTGGCTTGGGGAATGCACCTAGACAGTGTGCTTCATCAAGTATGATTACATTGAACTGAGTATGTTCAAGCTTATGTAAACTTTCATAATTGATTACCTCCATC